TGGCCCTATACCTCCGCCACTGCCTTCGTGCAGGGCATCAACAACTTCACCCAGGTGCCGCTGACCGCCTCCAAGTACGGCGCGGGCCAGATCGTCTTCTCCCCCACGCCCAACCAGGACTACGTCACGGAGTGGGACTGCCTGCGCCAGGCCGACGACCTGGTGTCGGCCTCGGACCCGGACCCCCTGCCCGCGCCCTGGACCGATCCCGTGCCGTTCCTCGCCTGTCACTTCGCCAAGATCGCGATTCAGCAGTTTGACGAGGCCGACAAGTTCAAGCAGATGTATCGCGAGCGCATGGACGAGGTCATGGCCAACGCCCGGTCGAGCCAGATCCCCTACCCGTACTTCGGCATGCCGGGGTACATCCGCTGATGCCGGAGCCAGCGCGGGGCGGTGGGGCTGACAGCCTCCAGACGATCCAGCTGCGCAAGTTTGGCGGCATCAACCAGACCGATGCGCGCACGGCCATCGGCGACGAGCTGACCGGGGGCACGACGGAGTTCTTCTGGCTCGAGAACGCCATGCCCGTGGGCGCGGGCAACATCCGCATCATCCCCAACACGGGCAGCGTCATGAGCGTGGTGACCCCCACGATCGCCAGCATGTGGGGCTTCTCGCTCAACCAAGGCGGCGGGCCGCTGCCCGTGATCCTCACCGTCCATACCGACGGCAGCATGGCCAAGATCGACACCGTGACAGGCACGCAGCTCGCCATCGCCGCCGCCGGCACTGTGACCAGCAAGGCGCGGCTTACGGCGTGGCAGGATAGCCAGGCGCTCATCATCGACCCCGACAAGGGCTACTTCGCCTCGACGGGCACGAATTGCAGCGTGGTGTCCACCTCGATCACCGGGTCGGACATCGCCGTCTTCGAGGGCCGGGTGTGGATCGTGACCGGGTCGCGGTCCATCGAGTTCAGCGAGCCCGACAGCTACACCAACTTCGCCGTGACGGGCGGGGCGGGCACCGCGACGGTGGCCGACAGCGTGTTTCCCGGCAAGATTTACCGGCTGCTGTCGGCCCTCGAGCAGCTCTGGATCGTGGGCGCGGGCGCGATCGATGCCATCAGCAACGTGCAGACCGCCAGCGGTATCACCACGTTCAGCCTCACCAACATCGTCTCCAGCGTGGGCAGCACACATCCCTCCAGCGTCACGAGTTTCTTCCGCACCTTTCTCTTCCTCAACCACTACGGTATCTACGCCATCGTGGGCGCGACGCCGCAGAAGCTCTCCGACAAGCTCGACGGCTTCTGGGCCGCCATCGACTTCACGCTGGGCGACGACCCGCCCGCGGCCGTCACGACGATCTACGACGTCTTCGTGTGGTGCGCGCTCGTGCCCATCACCGACCCGTTTGACGGCACCACGCGCTCGATCCTGCTCTGCTTCGCTCAGGGCAAGTGGTTCTTTGCCGACCAGGGCGCGCTCACGTGGATCACGGGGCTCCTGTCCGACGATGGCGACCCGGAGATTTGGGGGACGGACGGGCACAACGTCTTCAAGCTCTTCGCGGATGCCGCCACGACCATCGACTACCGGATCATGAGCAAGCTCTTCGACTTCGGCTCGGCGCTCCAGCGCAAGCAGTGGCTCCGCGTGGGGTTGGAGATCAACTCGAGCAGCGCCGTGAGCGCCACGCTGACGGCCGAGACGGAGGAGAACGCCAAGGCCGTCTCGCTGCCGCTCACGGGCGCCAACGTGGTGAGTTTCGTCGGGGCCGGACCGATCACCTTTGTCGGCGCCGGGCCCATTCAATTTGTGACGGCGGGCCTCCAGCTCTTCCGGCAGCAGGTCACGGGCGGCTTGCTCGGCCGCTATCTCGGGGCCACGCTCACCGGTACCAGTGCGCCGTTCACGCTCTCGGCGCTCCAAATGCAGATCAAGCCCAGCGGGGCGGAGTGGAACTGACATGCCGATCCTGACCGACCGGACAGCGACGTGGTGGGACTGGCTCATGTTTGGCCGCGACTGGTTCCGCTGCATGACCGCGCGACGGAGGCCGTGACGTGAGCGGCACCCTGACCATTCCCAATACCTTCGGCGCGGCCTCGGGCACGATTCCTGCGTCCGAGCTCGATGTCAACAACACCACGATCCGCGACTACATCAACAACCGCGAGATCACCCTGGGCTTGCTCTCGGCCCGGCCGGCGGCGGGCATCGCGGGGCGCTACTATTTTGCCACCGACGCGGGCTTGGGCTACGTCGATACCGGCAGCGCCTGGGTGCAGATCAACAACACCGGCGTGGGGGTCAGCGTGGGCATCCCCGCCGTGTCGGGCCTGGCCGGCACCAACAACAGCGGCGCGCCGACCACGAAGATGGACTATGCGGCCGACGCGGTGCTGCTGGTCAATCCGTCGGATGGTACCGCAGTCCGGCGCACGAGCACCGGGACGCTCACCAATGACACGGCCGTGGCGACGGCGGCGAACGGACGCGATCAGGCGGGCGCCTTCTCCGCGTCGTCATTTGTGCATTTCTATTTCATCTGGGATGGCGTGACGCTGGCCACGCTGTCAAGCGCCACGCCGCCGCCGACCGGCCCGACGTTGCCAGGCGCCTACACGCACTGGGCCTATGCGGGGGCGTGTTGGATGGACAACACCTCGGCGCTCACGCGCATCCGTATGCGCGGCGGCTGGATGCTCAATGACGGGGCGCGCTTCGTGGTCCGGTCGCAAACCGCCAGCACGGAGACGGGGGTGGATCTCACCACGACCGTGTCCGCGAACGCCACCATCGCCCAGGTCACCATGTCCTGTGTGACCATCGGCGGGTCCGGCGTCGCGAGTCAGGCGATCCTCCGGGTCGTCGCGGGGACAACCTATGCCGTGGTGGGCAACAGCGGCACCGCCAACATGATTACCTACAACACCGTCATCATGCCGAACATCAACCAGAGCGCGATCTACCTCATCACGGGCGGCGGCACCCCGCCGCAGTTCTCGCTGCTGGTCGATGGCTTCCGCGTGCCCAACGGGGACGTGTGATGGCCGACCAAGACCAACTGCTGATCGAGAGCTTGAACGTCCTGGGCAACCCGGTCCGCGTGCCGTTCCAGGGCCAGGGCGACCTCGCGGCGACGGCGCCGGCGGGACTGGCGGCGCCAGGCGTTACTGGGGGCGGCGGCGGGCAGGCCGGCGCCCAGCGCCTCGTCGGCGGGCCCGCGACGGGCGGCCTCGACATCGCCGGCATCGCCAAGGCGCTCGGCCGGCTCCTGCCCGCGGGCACGCCCGAGGCGACGCGCGGCACCACCGGCGGGGTGAGTCTCAGCGACCAGTTGCGCAGCGCACTCGGTCTGCCCGCACAGACCGCCAGCGCGCTCGGCGGCACCGCCCCGGCCGCCGCCGCGGCGACGCCGGCCACCGCGGCCGGCGGCATCCCCATGGACCTCGTCAACCAGTTCCAGACGAATCCGCAACTCGCCCAGCTGCTGAATCAGATCGAACCCTTGACCCCGGGCCTGCCCACCTTCTTCAGCCAAGCCGACCTCCCGGCGCTCACGGGCGGGCTCGAGCAGGCCACGGCGGGCGTGGGTCAAGCCGCGGCGGGGGCCGCCCCGGCGGCGGCGGGTGGTACGGATCTCTTCGGCGGGGTGGCCGGCGGCGCAGGCGCGCTCGCCACCGTGCTCGGCCTGATTGCCCAGCAGACCGGCGACGCGGACCTGGCCAAGGCGGCGGCGGCCGTCGGGACGGCGGGCACGGCCGCGTCGGCAGCGGGCACGTTGGCCGGCGCGGGCACGGGGGTCGCGGGGACCGGCGCCAGCAGTGCCTTAGGCGCGACCGGTGCGGCGGGCGGGGTGCTCGCGCTCCCTGCGGCGGGTGTCATGCTGGCGGCGCTCCTTGATCAGTCCAACGCGTTCAATTTGAGCGACATCTTTACCGGCGGCAGTCCGCGGGAGCAGGCCGGCTACAGCAAGGCCCACGCCGCCGCGCGCACCGCCGACCTCAACCGCTTCGCGGCGCTCGAACAGCTCGCGGGCGGCCCGCTGGCGCAGTGGCAGCAGGCGCAGGCGCAGGGCGTCACCGATGAACCGACCTTACGGGCGCTTGGCGAGTCCCTTCTCGGTGGGGCCATGAACCCCAATTTCCTGGCCTCCTCGGGCATGAGCGCCTATGAGCAGGGCCACACGCCTGCGGAGATCGCCAATGCCCTGCGCAATTCCACGCGGGCGAACATGGCCTTCCGGGGCCTGCAGGATTACTTCCAGCAGCAGGGATGGGCGCCGTTCGCCATCGACCCCGGCTGGGATCGCTTCTATGCGCCGTGGAGTGATGTGACGGTGCCCGTGGAGGCAGCGGGCGAAGGGGGCGGCGCGCTCATGAACGTGCCCCAGCGCGTGCAGCAGCCCTTCGCGGATGAGGCGGCACGGCTGGCGGCCTTCAATGCGTGGAACGTGGGGCCGGCGACGGCCTATGCGCCGACGGCTGCGCCAGCCGTCCCCGCCGCGCCCGCGTCCATGGACTCGATCGCCGCCGCCGCTCTGGCCACGCCAGCGGGCGATGTGGCGGGCGGCATGCTCCCCGAGGAGCAGCGCAAGCGGTTGCTGGCATGACCAACCTCATCTCGCCGTTGGCGTGGGCCACGATCCCCTTCAAGGATCAGGACGCTTTTACCGAGTTCCTGCTGCCGCACCAGTCCTGGCATCAGGAATTGGCGAAGGCGACCAACACGCCGTGGTGGCCCGTGGACGACCTCCGCACGAGCCTGGAACAGAACGGGCGGATGCATGACAGCGTCGCCGACGCACTGGGATTGGCCCACATTGGCGACTGGCTGTCGTATGATCTCACCGACGAAACGAGCTTTATCACGTTCATGATGGTGCATGCGAACGACCATCAGCGGCTGCGGCTGGCCGCGAGGCTCTGAGCCATGGCACTGGATTTCTTGGGCGGGTTCGGCGATTGGCTGGGTGGCCTCTTCGGCGGCGGTGCGCCCGCCACGGGGCCGAGCGTGGATCTGTCCAGCGTCTACCCCTCCGGCTTCTCCGCCTCGCAGGGCGTGATGGACCCGACCCTCGCGGCTGGCGCGGGCGCGGGCGGCGGTGGCTTCTCCCTCGGCGGCCTCTCGGACATCGCCAAGCAGATCGCCCCCATCGCGGGCCTCGGGGCCACGGGCTTGGGCATCGGCGGCGGCATCTACAACATGATCCAGGGCGCGCAGCAGCAGAAGATCCTCGAGCAGCAGCAGAAGCAGCAGCAGCAACTCGCCGCG